GCTCAGGCTCAGGCTCAGGCTCAGGCTCAGGCTCAGGCTCAGGCTCAGGCTCAGGCTCAGGCTCAGGCGTGGGGGCAGTAGCCGCCTCCCAAGCCTTGCTGATTTCCTCGGCCAGACGGGCATCGCTCCAACGCCCGTCTATTTTAATGCCAAGTTCCTCGGCTTGTACTTCCAAGCTTTCCCGCATGATTACAGCCCTGTCAGGGTTTGCGCCGCGTCATCTTCGATCACGTCAAGCCCGGCCACGCCGAAGAATGACTCGACGAAATACTTGTGGCCTTTCTGATAGACGCTTGACAGGTTGAGCGGGATCGGCAACCGGAACTGCATCGCCCGACGGTTAGCCGAGAAAGCGACCGTTACCGAACTGGCCTGAGTGCCGCCGTTCGCTACTGTATCGGCCTTGACTGTCATGCCAAAAGTCACAGTTGGGAAGTTGGCTCGCAAGGCTTGGAGCACGTTCATCTCCGAGCCCGCGCTGTTCAGGATTTTGGTTGTTGCCGTGTTGAACACACGGGCGGGCATCGTAACCCGATCCGCCATGTATGTCTCAACGTTCAACACGCCATTCCACTGGCGTGTGATGAGCCCTGCAATCTCGTCGTAAAGCTCCTGACCTGTCAGGTTCGCCGCCACGTCGCCAGCCGTGTCCGTCGCCCAACCGTAGTTAAGCAAGCCGGTGGTTTTGTTCGTGCCGTCTGTGCGGACCTGCCCGACATAGCCGAGTTCATCAATCTTGCGATTATACAGTTCCGCGTGGCCCTCGAAGTAACGGGAGGGGAGATTGATATTTTGCAATCCGGCCCGCTGCAATTCGATTTCGGACCACTCGCTTTCACCTTCAAGAGTGAATACCGGGATCGAATCGTCTTCGCCGGACAGGGTGATTTTACCTGTGCCCTGCGTGTTCGATCCGGACTCACGGAAGCCGCCTTCCGTGCGGAGTTTCAGCTTAACAATGCTTGAGGAATAGCCGCCCTCGTTGTTGACGGTCACGCCCTGGTTGAGGAAAGTCAGCCCCGAATATTCTTGGGTAAAAATCTCCGCGCTGACATGTTCGAGATTGCGGGCCAGCACGATACCGCCGTCATCTCGAAAATTCTGGCGGGCATATGCCGCCGCATCTTCAAAAGACTTGATGCCGTAAAGCGCCTGGATTTGTTCAAAGGTCTTTTTCATCGTTCAAGCCTTCCGTTAAGCCGTGATAACGATTGCACCGGAAGCGTAAACCACGCCCCCGATTTCGGCCCATGCGTAGATGGTACCGGCAATCAGGTTGTTAAGTGTGAGTACCGCCGTGCCCGTCGCGTCAGTAATGACCAGCAATTCCGCGCTCGCCGTAATGACTTCTTTTGACGTGCCGGTAGCTACCGTAATGCCGGTAATGGCGTCCACGCCGAAGTCATCCGCAGTACCCACCCACACGCGAGTGAGTACGTTAGCGGCAAAGTCTCCGGCCACCGCGTCGAGCGCCTGAATAGTCAAGGTCGCCGTGCCATTTGCATTGTCGACGGCAGACAGGTCGAGGCTCGAAGGAGCGCCCACGTATGATGTGGAAGTCTCGACGCCCATCATCACGCGGACCAACCAAACACCTGCGGCTTTTTCTTCCCAGAAGATAGCGCCCGGCACAATGAGCTGGCCGCTATCGTCCGTCGCCTTGCCTCGGTCCGCCGTGTCCGCGTTGACCGTATAGACCTGATCATACTTCGCAGGCGTGGCCGCATCCGTAACGGTCACAGTGACGAAGCCGAAGTTACAGACTTCCGCTACCTGGTCGATGCCTTGGCCGGACGTACGGTAAACGCTTGGCGCGGTCTGGATTTCTCCCGTCACCTTACGGCGTACGACGCCAGCCAGCACGGGGGTAGCCGAGCCGTCCAAATTGTCAATCTGGCCTGCCGCGAACTTGCAGAAGCGGCCTTCAATTAGGCCGTCTTCAAATTTTTCAAAAGCCAGCACCGCGCTTGGGAGGGCTTTAAGCACTTCGCCGGCAGGTAGGTCTGGGTTGGCCGCCAAAGCGGTGTTAGCAAAGCTCATGGGTTTAACCCTCCATTGCAGATTTGAGGCGAGCCGTCAGGGAGCCGTCAGGCTTCTGATCGCCAAATTTGGAATAATCCGGGGCCTGACGTTTCAGTAATTTGAAAGCCGTCCCGATCTCGGCATCCGTGAACGTAGTGCCCGCGTACTGTGTGGCCAGTGCGTCGCGCATGATCTGGTTAGCCGACTTGTCCGTAAACTCGTAATCTTCGTCAAGGAAGTCACGGGCTTTGGTCACGACCTCGCCGTACTTACGTACTTCGGATTTGATCAGCTTGCGGACGGTTTCCGCGTCGGAAAATTCCGACTTCTTTTCTTCCTCCGCCCCGTCCTGATCCGTCGTAGGCTGGTCCGACTTCTTATCTTCGGCCCCATCTTCATCGGCGACTTTCTCGCCTTCGACTTCGACGCCCTGTTCACGGGCGTAACCCATGATCTCTTGGAGCGCTGGAAGAATTTCCGGCAGCTTGTCAACCGGGACTTTTCGGATCGCATCGGGGAGGCCCGCCGCAATCTCTACGATTTGTTCAAGGTTTGCGCCGCCCTCGGCGTCGAGAAAAACCTTATGGATTTTTTTAGACATCTTGTCACCTTCTGCTTTGCGGTCCAAAAACCGGCATCCCGGCCCGCATCGGCCAGCTTCGACCACCGCCAGGTGGTGGGGTTCAATATTCGTTTGTTCAAAGTCGTACCGGCTATGCGGGATTAAGTCGGCCCCGTAACCTAACGAGAGTTCCTGCTTGTCTTGAAGCGCAAGGGCCATCTGATCCGTTACGCTCAAACGGTTCATCACGGCCAACCGTGCGCCCGTCGCCTCGTCCAATTGATCGATCACACGGGCAGCCTCCACCTTGCTACCGGTATCCGGAGCGGGGCCCGCCAAATCAACGTGGCCGTCGGTCAAGGGAATGCCCGTCATGGCATAAGCCGCATTGGCGATTGTGGCGGGAGAGCGGTACACTGAGAAAACCCTGTCCTTCGGCTCAAGCCCCAATTCCGCGCCAAGGTACTCAAGCACGCCGTCTCGAACAGAAATAGCGGTCCGGTCCGTCGCCTGATAGCTCGTAAAATCTGAAAAATTTAGCCGCACTTGCCGCCCCAAAATCTAGCGCTCAAAAAATAAATAACCATAAATAAAATAAATCGTCAAATAGTTGTTGACAGGTGCGACCATTGTTCGTATACCCAACGCACCAACCGAGCAAAAGGAACCGAGCAAATGATTGATTTTTCAAACTTCCACGGGTGCCGGTAAAATCAAAATCGGCAGTCGGCTGATTTAAATTCCAGCGTCCGACGCGGGGAGTTCCTGCCAGAAAAGATAGAGGCTAAGAGCCGCGTCACCCCCGCCCGCGCGGCCCAAATCCTCATATTCCGTAACAATAACTGTTGTCATTTAGTCGCCCTCAAAATCTGGAATAATCATCTCATAATCACAGCGGCAATTATAATCCGTGCCCGGAAGAAGCGTCTTGCCGTCCGTCGCGCTGTAAAGCCCTTTGGCTAAATTAAATTTACGGCCAGCCCGTGCCGCGTGAGACTTTCGGACCCGTTCGTCGCTGGACGTGATCCAGACAGCTTCGGTAATTCCAAGGTTACGAGCCCGCGCCTTGCTGGTCAAGCTGTTGAACGTAGCTATCTGGGTGCGGGCTACCATCTGCGCGTGTCCCTTCCGCTTTTCTTCCATGCCGTCAAATTGAGCAAGGATATCCTCAAGCCCGAAGCCTTCGGCCATGTCGCGCAATGTGTTGCTGGTCCATTCCTCTAACGTATCGTCCCGCAGCTTTTTAATCCATTGGGCCGTTTCAAGTTTGTAAGCGTTGATCTGGGAAGTGAGCCCCTCGCTCGCTTCAAGCTCTTGCCGACTGATCCCGATGCTTTTTTCCGCGCGAGCGTAAAACTCTTTACGGTTTCGCTCGTTGACCGGGCCTGTGAAATTAGCCGCCAGTTCCTCCAACCGCTTATCGTCAAACCTCTTGACCAGCTTACGGCGGGCACGCTCCGCCAGCTTGAGGTATACCGCCGCAAAATTGCCGGTCTGCGCATCCTCAAATTTTTCAACGGTTGATTTATTTAGCTCTTTAAAAACCTGATTTCGCCAGCTTTTAGCCATCGCTTCAATCATCGCGGACATGGCCGCGCCGAATTTACGCATCTCAGCCCGTGGTGCTTCGGGAGATTTGAGCGTTCCCCCTCCCGGCTTTGAGACTTCACGCTTCATCGTCCGCCCCAAACATTTTATCGAAAGCGTCCGGCGTAACAATCCCGTGGCGCTCAAGGTATTTGCCGTAGTCTTCCCCCATCTGCCAAAGCACCAAAGCATTCTGGATGACCTTAACTTCATATTCCATGCGCTCAGTTGGTCGCTCCCCCTGATTGTCTTTGAATTCAACCGGGTCCATGCCGTGTAAGGAAAGAAGCTGGTTTATGGGGTCTTGCAAAAAATCAGACTGTAAAGTTTCGATAGTCTGCATCAGCACTTGGCGCTCCCCCTCGCCCGTACTGTTCAGGCCGCGCGCGGCTTCCCCGACCAACCACGATAGCGGCAAGCCCGTCACCATGGCCAGCCGCCGCAATGTGATCATGTCGCTGTCAGCCAGGTTGGTAAGCGCTTGCGTTATGGACTCAATCGTGTCGTCAGCATCGACAATGCCCGCGCCATAAATAGACCGAAGATTTTCCAGCTCCGAGAAATACGCTACCGCCTCATCTTCCTTGTGATCGGAAAGCAACGCCTTAAAACCTTTAAGTTTGTAAAAAATTGTGCTGGACTTTTCGAGCATGGAAGGAGCCGCACGCTGTACGATCTGATCGGCCACCAGCTCATTACGGATCAACTCAAATTCAGAGATGCCGCCGAACTGATACTGAGGCGCGTCATGTTCCACCGGCTCCACGTAACGGAAGTCCACGCAGCGCGACGGGTGGATTGTCGTGCCCCGGACGTTGAACAGCCGGGGCCGGTAATAGTCCGGGCTCGCGAGGTCCATGTTGACTGACGATACGGCGACCATGTCGCCGCTGAACGTGTGGTAACGAGCCTTACTTAAATCGGCGTCACGCGACAATGGCCGGGACAGGTCCGCGCCAGGTTCATGCACGACGACAAGCCCGCGCCCGAAAGCCAGCATGAATTTAGCCGCTCGCTTCACATGCTTCTGGAGCCGGGCGTTGTAAAAGTCCCGATCCGTCTCCGTGAAAAATTGCAGGCTGTCGTTAAGCGCGATACCGGATTTAAGCCGGATGATCTTGCTGCCCATGCCGCTGCGATAAATAGACCGCAGCTCCTCCCACCCGACACGCCCCGCCGATGTGATGATATTGTTCCGGCGCGGGTCACGGCGGTTCGCAAGCTTATTGTTGAGGCTGGTCAAGCCGTCCGCAAAAAGCGTATTGGCGTAAGCGAGGGCCTGGGCCTCTGAAAGGGTATCCGTCATAGCAACGCCTTATAATTTATCGGGCCGTTTTTGATCATAGGCGCGAGCGCGTACCGCAGCGCGTCTACGTAATGGTTGTGTGCGTCCACAATGACCGGCAACACGTCGCCACTATGCCGGTCAACCTTGTAGCTGTAAAGCCGCGTCTCTTTGATCAGGTTGACGCACCTGGGATGGACGACTATTTCCCGGTAGCTTCTCAAATGCTGGATGCCATCCTCCACACTTCCCGGCCACTTATCGACGCTCTCGATACGCGGCAATCCGTTGCGGGACAGATAGCTGGTACTTTCAGGTCGGGCATTGTCCGCCCTGATTACGTGCCGGGCGGCGTCGGGCATTTCGGCGCATACCAATTCCGTCGTATCGTCCAGCTCGACACCTACGCCCCCCGCCTCCCGCTCGACGTAGAGGGCCCCCTCGTACAGCCACGCTTTGACTACGGCGGTAGGGTCTTGAGAGAAACCATAATCTAAACCAAAATAAGGCCCGTCCCAAAGCCGGGGGTGCGGCTCAAACTCCGCAACCCGCACCTTGCCGTGCAATACTTGCGATACTGAATTTTTCAGATACGCCCCTTCCCATACATGCGCGTAGGTGGCCGGGTCCATAATCTCCTGATCGCGGCGGCGCTGATCGTCCAGCACGTCCGGCAGCCACGGGTTGTCACAGTAATTGATTTCCGCGCCGATGCCGTTGGATGGGGGCTTTTTGACAAAGCGCATGTCCACGGGGCTACCGTCAAGCGCCGGGTTCCAGAGCACCCATATTTCGGACTTGGGCGCGCGTATCGTTGGTTCTAGGGCTCGCCATGATGCTTCTGGTACGTCTTCGGCTTCCTCAATAATACAAAGGTCGATCTGAGCCATGGACTTGATCGCGCCAATATTATGACGCAGCCCGCGAAAAATAAATTCCGTGCCGTTCCGGCCACGGATGTAACTTTCGCCCACGTCGTAATGGGCCTTAAGCCACTCCCGTGACTCAATCGCCGCTTTCAGTTCGGCATAGAAACTCTCCTTGATCGAGATTTGCAGCTCGCGCGTGGACAGTACCCGAAGCGGCTCGCAGTACCCCCACACCGCCGCCATGAGCGCTACGCTGAAAGACTTCCCCCCGCCGCGCCCACCGCGCGCCCACCGGTATCGGAGCGAGCCCCGGGGCGGCGAGAATACCGGGATTAGCTTCGGAGGTAGTTCAACTCTTGCCGTCTGCATCCGGTGCCACAATCTCAATGCGCGTTGGGCTCATGGAGCCGTCGCCGCTTCGATGGTCGTGCTCCGTTTTTTCAGCAAGCCCCAGGTCGCGGGAAATAATGTTCGCATTGAGAAGGTCCGCAGCCGCGCCGGAAAACTTCTGTTCGCGGATTATATTTTCAACGGTTTCAACTACGTAGGCAAAGTCATCCACCGTACGCCACGAGCGCCACGTCATAGAATTAATGCCCAAAAATGTGTAAAGCCCCATGAGCGTCATGGCCCGCATCTTGGCGACGGGCTCTTGAACGACCACACCTTTATAAGCGAAAGCCCGCATCTCCCATAACGGGTGATCGTCAACCCATTGAAAGTATTCACAGCACGCCTCCCATAGCGCGTCTGCGCTTGAAAATATGGGGGGCCTCCCGTGCGTAGCGCGGGCCTTCCAAAATTGATTACCGGGCGGAGCGGCCATGCTCTTAATTCCTCATTGTTAATTACAGCCCGACAATAGCCACGCGTTTTTTCAAGCGCAAGTTCAACATGCATTTATTCAGGCTACATAGATTTAGATTACATTAAGGTTATACCTTTTCTTTTTACCCTTAACCCCTTACTGTAATCTAAATCCCCACGTACGGAATATATGCATGTTGAAAAAGGAGACATTATGTTAAATTCCTCAAGAAACGGCGCAAAACGGGCAGGTGAGCCTGTCTACTTCACGGGCCGACCGTGCTCTAAGGGGCATTTTTCACCTCGCCGCACTGACGGCGGGGCCTGTATGGAGTGTGAAAAACCCCTTAACCACGCTTTGGCAAATTTATGGCCGCGCTCTCGGGCGGAGGCTTTAGATCTCGTTAAGGACAAATATTTCACCGGACGCCCTTGTAAGCGCGGTCATGTGGCCCCCCGCTACACATCTACGCATGGATGTGTGGATTGCCTGGCGGAGCGCCGCCCCCTGAAAAGCCCGCCCCCGCAGGCCCCCCATCTCACGGGGGAGCACCCGCCCTCGCGGGGTGAGGCGCTACGTCACGGGGTGAGCCTTTACTTTACGGGGCTGCCGTGCCGGAACGGCCACACGTCCCCACGGTACGCGTCAAGCGGCGGGTGTGTGGCGTGCGCGAAGAGTGCCGCCCGCGAACAAAAGATGAGGGAACCGAGCCGCCGGGAAGCCGCTCGCCGGGCGCTTAAAAATAGTAGTTGACAGATGCGACCATTGTTCGTATACTGGTCGCATCAACCGAGCAGACAAAAGGAGTAACAGAGATGGTCGAGAACATTGAGAGTATTTTTAACTACGTCTACGCCGTTGAGGCGCGCGAGTTCGTCAAAAACAAGAAGTACGCCGCGCTCATTCCGACCTCGTTGTTTCCGAATGGCGCACCGCTCGTTAACGACGCAGGCAAAAGGGCCTATTTCGCGCTTCGCCTGCGTGGGCAGAAGAACATAGATGCCTGGGAAAAGCGCGTCGCTGAAATCGACGCGAAGTACCAAGCGCGCGAGGACACCAATGACTGACCTTTCTAAATACGAAGGCATCACGCCCGGACCTTGGGAAGTGGAAGACCCTTTCGTGGACTATCTCTCAATTACAATTGGGGACCGTGTAGAAGACTGGCGATTTGTCGCCCACGTTCAGACTGACCTTGAGAAAGGCGGCAAAACTAGGGTTATAAGCAAGGCTCAGATGCAGGCCAACGCCTTTGCAATTGCCGGTCTTCCCGACATCCTTGCATACGCAAGAGAGCTTGAAGCGCGAAATGCTGAGCTGATGGACGCCCTTGGGGCAATAGCCGACAGTGAAGGCTGTGAGGCTTACATGCTCCAGGCATTCGCCCGCGTCACTCTCTCCCGCGCAAAGATGGAAGACGGATAAAGGTGTTGACAGGTGCGACCAGCGTTCGTATACTAAACCCACCAACAGAGCAGACAAAAGGATCGAGCAAAATGACTAAAATTGACGCACTGAAACTTTGGCAGATGGATATTTTTGCCAAACACACACAGCACCGCCCTCAAATCCACGGGGTGTGGATTGAGGCGGCCCCGCAAGGCGGGGCGTTCATGGTCGCAACGGACGGCGTGGTGATGGGCGTAATGTACGACCCTTCGGCACGTTGCGACCGTAGTCTTCTGATCCAGCTTGAACGCACGATGTTGACTGAATGCAAAAAGGGCGGCGAGCTTCATTGCGACGGCCCGGGACAGGTGACCCTTACCCGGCGGGGGGAGGCAGTCACCATTGCCCCGCACGGCGCAAAAGATGTGGCGTACCCGGATTGGCGTCGGGTTGTTCTCGATTGGACAGCAGCGCCCGAAGGCCCCTCCCCTGAATGGGGGTTTGGCATGGAATACCTCGCACGGTTCGCCCGTATTTCTCAACGGGTCCGGCTCTTTGGGAAAGGAGGCGACGCCGCCACCGTGCTTACGGAGCGCGAGGATTTTTTCGGGATGATAATGCCCGCTCGGTCTCACGGCCCTAAAGGCATCCCTTTTAACTTCGATAGGGGGCGGGTGTGAAAGTTTTGATAGGTTGCGAGCAGTCAGGTGTGGTTCGCCGGGCTTTCGCCGCGCTTGGGCATGACGTTTGGTCTGTTGATTTTCTACCCGCTGAGGATCGCAGCAACCGGCACATTATCGGTGATATCCGGGACTACCTGACCGCTGAATGGGACTTGCTGGCGGTGTTCCATCCCCCTTGCACCAGGCTCTGCAATTCAGGTGTGCGGTGGTTGCATGAACCGCCGGGACGCCTCACGGCCAATCATTACGGGCGCGATGTTATTGATGCTTACGCGCGTATGGACCGGGAACAACGCTTGGCTTTCATGTGGGACGAATTGGAGAAGGGGGCGGCGCTTTTCTCCGATTGCTGGAACGCACCGATTCCACGGGTTGCCGTTGAAAACCCCGTAATGCACAGACACGCAAAGGCTCTAATTGTCAATTATGAGAAGCCAGCCCAGACGGTTCAACCTTGGTGGTTTGGTGAGCCTTATTTCAAGGCGACCAGCTTTTATCTGCGGGGTCTGGAGCCGCTTGTCAAGACGAACCGGCTCACGCCGCCGAAGAAAGGCTCGGACGAACACAAACGCTGGAGTGCCGTGCACCGGGCGTCACACGGGCCGGACAGGTGGAAGACCAGAAGCCGGACGTTTGACGGTATTGCAAAGGCTTTGGCGGCTCAATGGGGCGGCCAGGCTCTTGAATGCGAGAATAGCGCCGGGGGGTATTCCTTATGAGAACGAGCAAAGACACAGGGATCGAGCACATGATGAGCGATGAATGGCCCCGCGCGGGCGATGTGATTTGGATTGTAGAAGGTTCGGGGGCGTGCCTCCGCTACGTCTGGTCGGATAACCACACCTTTGCCGGGATGCTTCGCGGGTATGCCCGGCAGGGTCGGATGTTCAAGAGCATCGCCGAAGCCTTGGACTTCGCCAAGTCAGAGCGCGCCATGGCCCGTATCAGCGAAGACGCGGCGGCGGACCGAGAAAAGAACCCAATAAACAATGATCGCTGTTACACCGTTTGGCCGGGCGGCGAGGTTGGGGCTTTTTCATCCAGCCACGTTAATTGTCTGACCCCTGTATTTCACACATACGAGGCCGCCGAAGAGTCCGCTAAGAAATGGATGGGGGTCAAAGTATGACGGTTACAGCTCTCGAATGGCTGGCCTTTGGAAGCTCGCTAATTAGCGTGTGGCTTTATGGGTTCAAAGATATTCGAGGGCCGATAGCTGGCTTGTTCACAGCACTTACATTCATCGCGTTTGGTTTTGCGTCTGGCGTTTATGCTGCGTCATTTGCAAATGTCATATTCTTTTTTCTTCATTTCAAAAACTTGAGAAACACAATGAACAATGATCTTTCCCGCATTGTGCGGATGCTCGAATCCAATATCAACGAAGCTGCCGACTCGTGTCACGGCGCGGCACTATCCGCCGGGTGGTGGCACGACTTGGAAACGGGCGAGCGTATCGACCGTAATGTCGGGGAGATGCTTTGCCTAATTCATTCTGAAATTTCAGAAGCCATGGAAGGTCACAGAAAGAACCTCCCCGACGACAAGCTTCCCCATAGGCCCATGATTGAGGTTGAACTTGCTGACGCGCTTATACGTATTTTGGACGTTTCTAAAGGCCTCAATCTCGATATCGGTGGGGCAGTGGCGGAAAAAATGGCGTTCAACATGACGCGCCCTGACCACAAGCCCGAGAACCGAAAGAAAGCCAACGGCAAAAAATACTAGGGATTAAAACAATGAAGCTCGCAGCCGTCGCCCTCATTGCCCTTACCGCAAGCGCCCAAGCGTATGAGCTAGATTATCCGCCTGCGGAATATCGCTATGAGCCCACTAAGGAGGTGGTGATTAACCGCCAGACTTTGGGGGCGACGATGCGGGCTTGTGAGCATATTACGGGCGTTCAAATAAGGTGGGCCTGCCGCCTGGTCATAGACGACTTTTGCGTGATCTATCTTCCTGAGCGTGGGGCGGCTGTGGCATGGGCGACCCTTGAGCGCCTTACCGAACATGAGAAAGCGCACTGTAACGGTTGGGTGCATCCGGTGCGTGGTAAACCTACGGAGACAAATCAATGACTGAGACGACATGTGGACATGATTGGGGCCAAGAGCCTGACGAACAAGCGCGCACTGTGCCTGACCTCAAGCCCTGCCCGTTCTGCGGTGAAAAGCCCGAGCTGATCGAACGGAGCGAGTACGGCTTTAGCATCACTCATCGTATGGACGGCAGACATACCGTGCTGGTATTGGCACCTACTGAAAAAGAAGCCGTTGACGAGTGGAACCGTCGCGAAGCTACCGACCTGTATGTCATCTGGTCCACCCGCCATCACGCATGGAGAGGGACTGAACCGGACAGGTATGTGACGGCTGTTGAACGGGCGAGCGTGTACAGTCGGGAACGGGCCATATTTATTAGCTTTGAGGCTCTTGGGGATTGGCAACCGGGGGAGCGCCCGGACGACATCCCTGTGCGCGTGGCAGACTTGCCGGGGTTCGCCCGCGCCGCGCTTAATAAAAGAGGGGTAAACCAATGACTGACACACTTAAACACCTGATCGCGCAAGCGCGCCAAGCCGCCGACATAAAACTTGTTGAAGAACTTGCTGTGTGGGTCAGGTCAAACGGTCTGACAGGTGTACAGGCTTCAACAATCGCCGAATGGGTCAAGGAGTAAATGAAATGACGGACTTCACAAAAAACAGGGTACGGATTCTCAAAGCCGCCATGAACACTATAGACGTGGGCTGGTTTGAGAGTATCCGCGTCCGTCTGTTCGGCGTCAAGGAGACCGTACAAGAGACCCATGAAGGGTGGGTAGTTCTTAGCCGGTACAAAAAGCGTGACTATTTCGTGCGAGAGGTCCGAAATGACTGACCTAAAGCCGTGCCCGTTCTGTGGCGTGGAACCGACGCAATAACGAAAGGAATTCCAAATGAAGATATTTTTATTTCTGGCGGTTTTTTCATCCGTCATATACGTGACCGCCGCTTTTGTCAGGTGGGATATTTTCCTCCCTGACTTCGCGGACCTGGCTACATGGCGGTACGTGTTTATGATGTCCGTCATACTGACTTTCAACATTGGGGGCGAGAAGTGACCCCAGAAGAATTTAAAAAAGCCCTCCGCACACTGAACATCGCCACGCAATCTGAGGCGGCAGACATGTTCGGAATCGGAAGCACGCGAGCGGTTCAATATTATCTGAGTGGCGGTCGTAAAATCCCCGGCCCCTTATCCCTGTTGGTTCGATTGGCGGTGGAACTTCCAGCGGTAAGAAGGAAACTTAAAAAATGATGGACCGTGCGATGTCTGAGTTCGGAAAAAGCCTTACGAGGTACGAATGCCGACGAGGCTGCAAGAGGGAGTGCGATGCTTGCTCGGAGGAAGCGCTATGAAAATGAGCAAAGACACGGACTTTATTGTCGCTAACATCTTTCTAGTTGCCGCACTGGTGGCCGATAGCCCCATAGCATCACTGGGGTTCATTGCACTTTTTAGCTGGCATCTTTTCAAAAGCTGGCAAAAGGACCGCGACCAATGATCCGGCTCGGAAAAGAGGATTTCGGGGACAGGTTGAGGTTTGCCCGGAATGCGCGGGCTCTCAATCAGACTGAATTGGCTGCGAGAGCCGGATTGCAACCATCTGCAATCGGCCATTTTGAACGAGGGGGGCGCAAGCCTTCCTTTGAAAATATTGCGGCGCTGGCTAAGGCCCTGAGCGTCACATCGGACTACCTGTTGGGTTTAACAGACGCTCCGACCGTGTCTTCATCCGTGTTCCGAGATGAAGAGAGGCTTTCCGCACGCGATATTGATTTCATCCAGATGAACATAGACACCCTAAACCAGAGAGCGCCGGAATAAGTAATTCCCGCCCCCGATGATGCGATTAGGCGGTCTTCTTTTTGCCCACTTAATTAACATGTTGTTACCTCCTTTGAGCTGCGTCAACAAAAACATCCCGGTTCTGGGCCTCCGTGTACAGACGTTCGATTGTAGCCGTATCAGTCACGCTTGAGGCGAGATGCCCCTCCCGCACATACAGGAGGGACTTGCTTCCGTCTGGCTGCACGCGGTTTACCGCACGCCCGTTGGGCAAGTGCGGGTGCGGGACGTAACCCAACCTGCGCAATGCCTCGGGTCGTTTGTTGGGCGGCAGTTGCCGCGTGGCCTTAATGTGGTCCAGGAAGCGCTCAAGCATAGTGCCGGATACCCATCCGCCCGCAAAGCCTTGCCGGTCCTGAGCGATTTGCTCGCGTATTTCCTGTTCAATGGAACCCAACGAGTGGACAAGGGCGGAGGCCGTGCTACTTGTCTCGGGCGCTCTGTGCATGGACGTGGCGGGGTTGAGCGCGTCGGGTATGGGCCACTCTTGGAGCAAGTGAGCCACGTGTGCATAGCCGGGCGTGCGGTCCGCATACTTCCCTTCCCCGTTCAACCACGCATAGAGGTCCGGGAAATAATTCCCGTCCATTCCGTCCCGTGCGAGGTCGGCGGCTTCCTGTTGAGCGGCATAAAATACTGCATATCGACGGTCATTTTTGTCGATCAGGATCGCGTCTTTGTTATTTGAGAAAAATAGAAAGTTGGCCCGATTGTCTGATGTGTCCTGGTCAGCGCCCTTGCCTTGAACAGCCACACGTTTATTGGTTACAAGGTCCAGAAGGCTGTCCATTATTTCCCGCCGGTCACCCGCTTTAATTTCGTCAACGACCACAAGCAGCTTGTGTTGTATCCATGCGTTAAATTTATTGCCGAGGTCTGACGCTTTTTGCAGGTGGACATATCGCTGGCCTATCGCCCAACTCAAGGCCTCAGAGATTGCCCCCTTGCCCGCCCCTTGTGCGGATTGAAGGAGGGGAGCCCATCGGAATTTAACGCCGGGGTACTGCACGCAAGCGGCGAGGTAGGCCATGTAGGTTTGGAAGTCCTGATCGACGGGCAACAGCTTCTGGACCAGCTCGACCCACCTTGACGCGTCACCGGGCTCTCTGTGGGTGTTGACTGGCTCCCAGACATTTACTGCCGTCTCGCTCCCGTCCGATACGATTGACCCCGGTTCAAGCTCAGGCCGAAAGCATGTGGTGTCAGTGACAGTTGGACGCCAAAGCTCGCTTTCCGTAAAGGCATCCCACGCATTCGTCGTTGATTTACCTTCCGGGTCGATAACATATTTACGGCCCCCGTAAATGACGCGGAACTGTTTGGGTTCAAGCAATCGACCGCCCGGCACGTAGGCTCTGTGTTGGTTGACCACGTAGACGCAGCGGTCAAAAATCTCGTCCATCATCGACGGCACAACAAAATTCGTGTGGGTCTCGGGGGGCTTCGAGGCGGCTTTGCTCGACGCAACGGCTTTCTGTTGTGCGCACGCTTTCAAGATTGTGCGAGGCAGATAGTAGTCTGCTCGATCGTCCCATTTATCTCGTTTGAGTCCGGAACGCTCCATGAGGGTTTTGATCCGCTCGCAGTCTTTTCCAGTCCAGAAAGCCAGGTGTTGAGCAAGGGCGGAGTCGGCTTTGCTGGCGTCGTACGGACGAACCTTGTGATCGTCCGGGAATGCGGCGGCTAAGGCATCTTCGTCCGCCTCCCAAAGGTTCCTGAAAGACGCGCGGCTACCGAAGGCGGCGGCAGAGCTTCGGCCCGACATGGCCCGGCGCAACAGTTCGTCATCATCTTCCGGCCCCGACCACTCCGCGCATGGGCCTTCGGTCCATTCCAGTTTAGTCGGCTTACCCACGTCCATCGTCAGGTAGTCTTTAACGAGTTGGGCGAGAGCTGGCGTGTGGTCGGACAGTACGCTTCCTATCGCGCCGTTTCCGGTCAACGCGATAAAACGCCCGTCCGTGTACAGATCGAATCCGTCTCCTTTAATTTTTCGATCCGTGGGCGCGTCACCCGTTCCGATAATATGCAAGCCCGTGCCGCTTTGGCTGACTTCCACGGCTGCGCCGGGAAATCGGGAAATGAGTTCGAGTGCGAGTGGGGACCATGTCGCAAATTTTGGCGGCAAAGCGCAATCGTCAATGTCGATAAAGAAAAAAGGATCATCATCGCAAAAGACAAAGCCGACGGGATGCCCGGAAGCGGCCACGCTTTCAAAGTCAGTCCAGATTGACCGGTCATGCGCGTCGTGGACGCGGCCCGTCGCCGGGTCCACGGGCTTTTTAATCGTGCGCCCGTCAGGGTTGGGGACCAGTTTATAGGCAATAAACTGCCGGTACGCGGCGAGCGGTGCCAGCGCGTCAGGTAAGCTTTGCATGTATGGCCCCTTATCAGGCTAGGTAGGCGGCGGCTTTTCGCTTCACGGCTCGGGATGCCTGCAAGGCTTCCGCGTGTCGAGATGCTAACCCCTCAGCCACGATAGGCGCAAGCCCGCGCAGCACGGCTTTTCGCATGACTTCATCCCGCAGGCCGGTCATGCCGCCGTCAAAGTATTGACCGACCAGCCCGCACGCCACGCCCGCCCGTTCGGCAATGTGGTCGCGCGTCATGCTCCGCCACCCGACCGCGAGGGCGGTTTCTATGGCCGCCTCTAGGATAAGCTCTCGCCTTTCAGGGGCGCTTAATTTAACTCTTGCCATATCTTTTTCTTTCATAGTGTCCCCGCGCCCGTAGCGAAGCACGCGTCGCCGCCATACGCGGCGACAATTTCAGCCCATTTAAGTTGGGCTCTTTCCCGATCTGAACCGGAGTATTTCCAGCCTCCGGCTTTCACTTCCCGGCTGATAAATTGCCCGATCACTTTCCCGACCATCTCGGGTGTGACCGTTACGGGGCGGATCCCCACAAGGTCAGCGCTTTTCACTTTGCTGTTCAGGGCCTTGCTATCGTTAGCCAGCCCGTACCGTATGAACCGTCCCCGATCATCGTAGCACGCGCCGACATTATTCCGCCAAAGGATGCAACCCTTAGAGGGGGCTTCGAGACGGATAGCCGCTTGAACAGCGCTTTCTCCCCCGACGTTCGGCGGCGAGGGGGTTACGGTCATAGCTTCCCTCAAATCAGCAAGCGCTTCCGGCGGCACGTTCCAGCGTTCCGCCCACTCATTCAACTGCATTACGCGCCCTCTCCAGTTATGACGATGCCGTCACAAAGTAGACCGGCACGGATGCGCGCGTCAAGTGTTTCTGCGTCCGCCCGGTTGAGAGCTTGGGCGCTCATGACATCAATGCCGTATTCGATGTAGAAGCGCCGGTAAATCTCACTGTCCGGGCGGGAGAGCGCCCGGTGCTTCCCGGCGTACCACGCGACGGCTTGACGTAGGGAGGTTTGGGCGTCTTGCCGTTCCCTTGATTTTTTCATGAGGTACCCCTTGATCTTTGCGTCCGCGCCGTACGGCACGGCGACAGACGGGTCGATCAGTCCACGGAGGCGGGCAATCGCTTCCGGGGACATCTCGGTCAAGTCACCCTCGACAAATTCCGGCCCCGCGCGGCTTGCCGGTTCGGGGTAATGCCCGCACCACTTACATTCTTTGAGCCAGCGCTCGAAAGGTTGGGTGCATGACGGGCATATCCGCAAGGGGAGGCCGTTCGGGCTGGCGCTTGATTTTTTCGCGCGTCGGTCAAGGGTCCATGCTTGCGGCGTGTCGGGCAGGCCGCGTGTCTCTGCGAAGCGGATCACGTTGCCCACACAGTCGATAATAATGGCGTGGGTTTTTCCGGGGGCTGGCCGCAATGCCCGTCCGAATTGTTGGCAGTATTTTTTGAAGCTGGCTGTTGCTCGCGCCATGATCACGCAAGAGCACGCGGGCACGTCAAACCCTTCGTCAAACAGATCGACATTGACCAGCACGTCCAGCTTTCCCTGTCGGTACAGCCTGACGGTCGCCTCACGTGTGGCTGTCGGCGTCTCCCCGCTCAGGCTTTCGGCTTTGATCCCGGCGGCGCGGAACCTCCCGGCCATTTCTTTCGCCGCCTCTACGTCATAGGCAAAAACGATAGTCTGCAAGCCTATGGCATACTTTTTATAATGTTCGACCACATCTCCCACGAGGTGCGAGCGTTTGTGGGCGGCACGCATTTTCGGCGCGTTAAAATCGCCGTCCGACCCGAGGGGCACTTCCGAGATATCAAGGTCCGAGGGGGGCGCGACAATACGATAATCTGACAGGAACCCCTCGCCCCTCAACTCGGACATTTGCGCGCCGATTGCGAGTGCGTCAAAAATCCCGTCTGCGTGGCGGCCCAGCCCCTTACCGTCCGCCCTATCCGGCGTGGCCGTCACACCAAGCCCCCGCGCGTTCGGAAAGAGGTTAGCCGCTTTGCCCCATTTATTATCTGCAAGTACGTGGTCCGCTTCGTCTTGGATCCACAATCCAACCTGCGAAAACCACGGGTTTTTTACTTCCCGTCGGATCAAGGTATCGACGCCAGCGACGGCAGCGGGTGCGGAAGGGTCCACATAGTTACGGCCCGTTTCTTCGATCTGCATACGGACTATATTTTTGACGGTTTTTGTCGGGGCGATAATCCGGTGCCGAATACCCTCCGCTGCGTAGGCTACACTTATTTGGCCGACCAGCTCATTACGGTGCGCGATGGCGCACGATGCGCCTTTTTCTTCCCCCGCGATATTTGCAAAAGTGCGGGTCTTCCCGCCACCCGTCGGAAGGACCGCCAGCACGTTAGGTTTACCTGCCGCCCACTCTGCATATATTTTATTTTTCAGGCTTTCCTGATACCAGCGCAACATGTAATTTTTCCTTATTGACGGGGGCGTCAATCTGGCTTAACTTTCGGGCTCTTGTCAACAAGGAGAGCTGAAAAATGATTGAAATTAAATTTACAGGTGAGACATTGGAGGAAGTCCAGGCGCTTGCTTCGCAGTTTGCGGGGGCGGAACCTCCAGTCACATACCAAGGCCCGAACGGCCTGACTACCGGCCCCCTCGCGCCTATCGTCTCGCGCCCGGCAGTGGATGCTCCAGCAGTGGATGCTCCAGCAGTGGATGCTCCAGCAGTGGATGCTCCAGCAGTGGATGCTCCAGCAGTGGATGCTCCAGCAGTGGATGTTCCGGCAGTGGATGTTCCGGCAGTGGATGTCCCGGCAGTGGATGCAAAGGGCTTGCCGTGGGATGAGCGTATCCATGCGCCCGCCAAGACATTAAATAAAGATGGCACATGGCGCTACAAACGTAACGTGCCGGACGACCTGAAAGACGCTGTGGAAAACGAGCTGTCCGAGGCGACGCCTACACCTACACCTCCGACGCCTACACCTCCGACGCCTACACCTCCGACGCCTACACCTC